ATTTTCTTGTTTCTTTTTTTCCTTACCAAGAAGATCAGTTAATCGTGTTTATGCGTAATAGCATTCATATGATTAACAACGTTGCGACAACTTCCGCATCTAATACCTACGAGATTACCCGTCAGCATGGATGTGTGGCACGCAAGTCAATCGCACAGTCTGGCCCACAAACATTCTTCCTGTCAGATAATGGGGTCATCGTCCTGTCACCAGGTACAGATCCTGCCAAGGGACTTGGGGTAGCTATTAGTAAAGTAAGTGGTGAAACCATACCCATGACTCGACCCATACAAGATCAATTTGATGAGGTTAACTTTGCACATGCAGATAAGTCATGCGGAATCGTGTATGACAACGCTTACTATCTAGCAGTACCTACAGGTAGTTCAACAGTACCTAATAAAATCTTTATCTTCTCACTGCTTACATCCACATGGACAAGTGTAGATTCCTACCCAGCAATGGCAGGCAGCTTGGCATTTCATGTAGATGACTTTGTGATTTGCTCGCACGGATCTAACCCAACAAGACGCAGACTATTCGCATGTAACGACACAGGTTGGTATCTCATGGAAGAAAACTCCATAGATGATAGCGGACGCAAGATAGGTAGTACAAGTGAGTCAGGCACAACTGCAATTGCAGGTAAGCTAGTATCTCGCTCCTTCACCTTTGGAGACATTAGCGTGAAGAGTTGGAAGCGTGGACAGGTTGGTGCAAACACAGTTAATGCAGATGCATTTAATATTAAGGTCAACACGCTAGACCCGGATGCAAGTACAACAGTATTAAGCCACACAGCAGATGGCACGGAAGAAGCACTCTTCCGCTTTGGTACGGGTCGTACCCGTGGGTATGGGGCAAATATTGAGATTAATATCACAGCAGGCAGACCGAGCTTTAGACATCTAAGTTTGGAAGCAATAGGAGTCGGAGCAAATGCACGTAGAGAGGTGGCATAATGGCGATTACGTGTACGGTCACTCGTGGATTTACTTTCGCCACAGGCGTGGATTTAAATTCAGCGAACCTAAACGAGTTGGGCGAGCCAACAGTTACAGTTCCAAGCGTAACCGATACAACAGTAGTGCTAAAGAGTTTTGCGGTTGCGGATCTGCCAAGTGCTGGAACTGCGGGCAAAGTAGTCTACTGTACAAATGGGGATGGTGGCAGTCCATGCCTAGCATTAGACAATGGATCAGCATGGTTAAGAATAAACTTAGGTGCAGCAGTAAGTGCAACTGATGCAGAGGAATACATAATCGCAGAATAATATATATGAGCAGAATACCTACATTAAGAAAAATTAATGACCCTAAGATTAAGGATGCAGTGGCAAAAGCTGCAAAGGATGACAATGATAATATGCAAATGTCATCTCATGTTGTTCTTAAAAATAATGAGATTGTAGGTGGATGGCAAATTGCACAGATGCCCTTGCTTTTAGCTTGGCATCATACAAAAAAAGTAAGCGCAAAAGACAGTATGATTATTAACTCTACTGTTGAATCCATGATGTCAAGCGCAGGTGTAAATCAATACTTCATGGCTTGCAATAATCATAGTCCATTCATGGGTCACATGGAAAAATTCGGATTTGATCCTATTTGGCCAACAAACATTTTTTACAAACAATTATAGGAGAAGATTATGTGTAGTTCAGATACAAGTATAAATTATCCAGCACAACCATCTTATGGTGAGGGTATGCGTGAAGCACTCGAAGCACAAGTTGCATTACTAACAGGTGGTAAAGTTGGGGAGGCAGATTTTAGAGGAGTTGGTTCACTTGAAGATTTGCTTCCACTCGAACAATCCATCCGTGAGAAAACTGCACAAGCAGACACAGATATTCTTAGGCAGACTTTGCTAGGTGGTGGTAGTAAAGAAACATATGCACCAGATGGTAAGGTCATTGTTGGTTACGAAGATGCTCCAGACTCAAGCGGAGGATACAAAATTGTTGATACAAGTACCGGGACAAGATACAGGGAAGGAGGGCCAATGGGTCGTGGATACAGTTATGATTGGGGTATAAGAGTCATAGATACCAAGACAGGTAATGTTGTACACGAAGAGAATGGTGAGTTTAACCAATCTCCTGCACCTTATGGTTCAGCAACTCCGGTTGACTTGGGATATCAAGAGAGAATTAAAAAAGATTTCACACAAAAATCACTAGAGAAAAAAGATTTATTTAGTCCCGAACAAATTAGCACATATTTCAATGCGGACTATCCAGACTCCTTGATTTTAACTACAGGTGGAGGCGTTAAAGAATCAAAACCAATATTTAAAAAGAATCCAGATGGCACAGACTTTGTGGCAGAACCTGGCACTTTTGAACCTGGTGAAGTAATCCGCGCAGGTGACGGCATGCTAGACCTTTTAGGTGACAAGCGTGCAATACAAGAGTTTGAAACACGCACTGCAACAGAAGCAGATGTTGCTGCTGGACTAGCAGATGAAGTGGGTGAGCAATTTGTCGCACAAAAAGACAGTGCAAGACAAGCTGGATTTGATGAGAGTGGTAACTTCTTAGGCTTATCTGCATTTGGAGAAGACATCCAACGTGCAAACCTATCACGCCAACGAGAAGCAGACCTGCAAGATGTATCCCGTTTATCTCCGCTATTCACAGATATCATGGAGGACTATAAACCAGGTACACAGGAAGCACTTGGTGATGCACGTACAATCCTTGCAGAACAAGCAGATGCACTCACAGGTGCAGGTGCAATAACTGTACCATCAGATTCAACATATGGTGGTGACCTTGGTAGACAAAGCCTTACATCAGCAACCTCCTACGATCCATCAGCAGATGTAACAGGTGGTACATATACAGGTGAGCTAGGTGCAGGTGATGACGCACTTCGTGGCGCACTCTTAGCAGATGCCAAGCAAGCACTTGGACAAGGACTTACAGATCGTGAGCAAAGACAAATTGCAGAAGCTGCTCGTGCAAGATCTACAATGATGGGCAGAACATTTGACCAAAGTGGTGCAATAGCAGAAGCAGAAGCACGGGTTGCTGAAGACAACCAACGCAAGATGCAGAACCGGGCATTTGCACAACAAGCACTTGGTCAGGAAGCAGGTCTACAGGAAGCAGATTTAGGACGTGGTATGCAGGCTCAACTCACTAACCAGCAAGCCACAAACCAAGCACTACAAGCTGGTATGGCAGCAGGTCTGGGACAGGAACAAGCACAGGCACAACTTGCCCAGGCTGCAAACCTAGCCGAGCAAGGACAAGCACAACAAGCTGCTCAGTTTGGTGTGGGTGCAACAATGGATGCCCAGCGTGCAAACGAGCAACTTAAACAACAAGGCATACTAGGATATATCCAAGCTGCCGGAGGACTAGCTGCACTAGAAGATCAAACCACACTCGACCCATTCCAAGCAGTGCTTGGCAGAGGAGGAGGAAACGCATTACAACAAGGACAGTCTGTATTTGGACAAGCAGGATATGGTCTGCAAAGCGCACCACAATACTTAAACCCAGAGTCAGGTCTTGGATTCATACAGAACCAAGCAACTAACGCAGCAAATATGTACTCTGCACAAGTTGCAGCAGATGCAACTAAGCAAGCAGGTATTATGAGTGGACTTGGTTCACTTGGTGGTGGGTTGCTAGGTAACTCAGGTTTGTTTACTTAATAAAAATAGGAAGATAAAACATCATGGCAAGACAACCATTCTTTAGCGGAAATTACGGATCAGCGCTCGCACGGGTCGATACTCGACCCATTATTGAGGCGGGCAGGGCGCAAGGCCAAATGTTTGCCAACATGGGGAAGCAGATTGGTGGGGCAATTGAAAAATATGGGCTAAATAAGGAGAAGCAGAAAAAAAATCAAGCTTTCATAAAAGGACAAAGTAACCTGCTTGATATGTTATCAGAGCAAGATCCAGAGCAAGCTGATCGTTACGCTATAATGAAGGAGCAGTTGAATAATCCTGATGTCTCACTAACTGAGCGTGCAGAACGAGGAAAGCAGTTAATGCAAAACATAACATTTACAAATCAAATGCAAAATCAAATGCTCAATCGTGACACTCAAGAGCAAGCATTAGGATTAGCTAAAAGAACTGAGGATCTTACTGTTGAAAACCTTAAATTAGGAAACAGGCAAAAAGAGTTAGGTACTTTAATAAGTGGAATATCTTTAGATAAATTAAATGCAATCAAAGATGAGGATACACGGGTTGCTTTATTAACAATAAAAGAAAAAGGAGAAGATTTACTACTTGGTGATAAAAGGAGAGAACTTGAAAAGGGAACTATAGCAAGTCAGCTAGAGGTTCTTCCGGGTGCAACGAAAGCAACTATTGCTAGTAACTTACTTAAAAAGGAAGGAAGTGAAGCAGAACTTGGATTAATGCCTAAGCGTACGGCTGCAACAGAATCTAGTCTAGATACGAGTATTGCTGAAAATCAAGCAACACAACAAATTTTACCTGGGCAAACAAGTAACATAATAAAAAAGCAAGGACTTGATTCAAGTAACATTGATATTGCACAAAGCACAATTGAACAGGGTGGAGGTGTGCAAGGCATGGCCGAAAGAAACATCAAGAAAGATGACCTTGGGATTAAGGCACAAGAAGTAGGTATAAAAAGTAAAAAGAAGTACATGAAATACCTCGATGGGATGGCAACAAAGTCGGCAACAAGAAGCCCTGAGAATACCAGCATTGAAAATAGTATTACAGAAGTTCAAAAGGAAATAGATAGTATTATGAGTTCGCCATCTTTTGTCAGAGATGAAGATGGAAACGCACTAGATATTGAGGATCTTGTAACTATTACTCCAATAACAGGTGAGGTGGAAATATCAGAAGATGCCAACAAGTTTTCTAAAAGGGAAATAAATCGCTTAGTGGAACTTGTTAAGAAAAAAACCAACTTACGACTAGGGCAGAAAACAATAATAATTGACGGCAATGGAAATCCGCAAGAGGTAACCATTGCGGATAGAGAAAGAATGACAAGAGAAAAAGAGGCTCAGTTGGAAGCTATTGAGGAAGCAAGGTTACAAAAAGAACGTGAAGAAAGTTTAAGGCAAGCAGAGCAGGCAAGATTATTATTTTAACAAATACAATTGTGGACGAAATAGATATAGAGGCTACTGAAAATTATTTGAGAAATTCAAATACGATAGATCTTGAAGCAACGGAACAATATTACAGTGATCCATTTCAATACGCAGAAGCTCGTGAACCGGACGCAATAGATACTGCAATAATTATTGGCGCAGAAGTTGTGCCTGCAATTCTTGGCGGCATTAGTTTTGGTTTAGTGGGTGGTGCAACAGGGTCTGCTCTTGGTAATTACTTATCACAACAATACCGCATAGGGAAAGGATTTCAAAAAGACTTCGGAGCAGGTGAGTTTACTGCTGCAACAATAGCCGGAGGTATTCCATTAGGTAATGTTACCAAGTTTGGTACGGCAGGTGCAGTTGCTGCACGGGGCGCACAGGGTGCAGCATTAGCTACAGGTGAGCTTGCTGCTAGAACATACATAGATGAAGACCGCGCGCCAACACAGGATGAGATAGCAACAACCCTTCTGTTTGGTGGTGTGTTTGGGGGTGGATTAGGTGCAGTAGAAGCTAAGTTTTTAAGTGATGGTACAGGAGTAGATTTAAAACCTGGTATGACAAGACCAGAAGTAAAGGATGCACTTGCTACTAATATCAAAGAAAAAGGAGGTATTGAAAATGCAAGTGTTGGTAATCCTTTGATAGGTCAGATGAATATAAACCAACTGATAAATTTAAAAAACTCTGAAGAAGTTGCAGGTGAAGTATTGCAGGGCATTGAAAACAAACTTTTAAAAGAAGCAGATGATACAGTACAACAATTAGCATCTACCCAGCTAGGAGAAGAAGCAACAGGTGTAATGGCAGGTATCCAAAAATCGCTTGATGGTGAGATTGCACAACAAGATGAGATATTTGGTGGACTAAATAACGAGATTAATATTGGCGTGCAACGTCTAGGAGATAGTCAAAAACTGCAAGAGATTGACGAGAGTATAGCTAGGCTTGACCATAAACTTGGCAAAGGGAAAGGGGCAAAGAAGCAACGTGCCAAGTTAGCTGCTGAAAAAAGAATGGTACTCAAGCGCAATGACATGGAAGGTGTGCTTGATCTGCAATCTGCCATGCGTGCTAACCAAGGTGGTGCAGACCAACCAACCAAAGCAATGAACCTCAAGGATCGCCCAATGAAGGAAGCAGATCCTATGAGTAAAGTTGAAAGGATGGCAGAAGAAAAACTTGGTAGTAATTACGAGAAGTTTATTAAAAATGTTAAGCAAGGAATGACTCGTGATTACGGACTAGCAGTTGGTGCAGGTGGTGCTGCAACACTTGGTATGCTTACTAATGACGAAGAGAGTGATGCAATGAAAGCTGGCTTTAGTCCATTAGTTCTTGCCTTACTTTTTGGTAGTGGGATAGGTGCAAGGCAACTGCGTAAAATAAAAAAGACACCTGAGTTTAAAAGAGCAAATGCACAGGCTAAAACAAATCCAACAAAGGTTGAGCCAGATGCAGTTAAAGCAGAAAAGATACAAGATGTTGCTGATAAAGCAATGTATGTCAGGCAAAATCAATTTAAGAAAATAGCATCTGATGCAAAAGATTTTTTAAGTAATACACTTGTTCCTCTGTCACGTAAATTAAAGAACATAGATCCATTGCTTAATTCTATATTTCGTTCACATGAAAAAGATGTAAACATAAAGACTAGGCAATTCCTTGATCGTGTGTCTCCGTTTGTTACTACCATGTCAAAAAGGCTAAAAGGTAATAAGGTAAAACTGCGTGAGTTTAAAACAAATTTACTTAATGGAGACTACAACGCAATAGTTAGACTGACTGATGACTTAGGTATAACAGATAAGTCAGAACTTAACGAGATGCGTAAGGCACTTAACGAGGTTAGAGACTATGCAAGAGAAGAAGGTGGCATCGAGGTTGGTTATATCGAAGACTACTTTCCAAGACAGGTAGAAGACTACAAATCATTTAAGAAATTCTTAGACGAGAATGATGACTTTCGTGATACTAGAAATCAAGTAGAGCAAGCACTTGAAGATTATCGTATAAAAAACAATTACGAATCTGTTGATCTAATACCAGCAGAAGAAGCAGCAGAAGTTACAAGTAGAGTATTACGTGGTTTTCCCATGCAACCTGGTGGTGCATTACCTGGTAACTTTAAAGCAAGAAGTATTAAGGAAGTGGATGATAGAATGCTTGATGCTTATGCAGATCCAGCAGATGCATTAAAGAATTACATTGAGCGTGCAGTTATGGCAACTGAGCGTAGAAAATTCTTGTTTAGAAAACCATCAGACCAAGGTAAGCAAGTAGGATTTGAAGGTAGTACAGATAGAATAGGTGCAGACCTTGGCATGAAGATGGAGGTTGATGAATCTCTTGCCGGGCAAGTTGCAAAAAGAATGTTGCAGGGTGATAAGAAATATACAGCAGAGGATATTGAAAAGCTGCGTGAGATAATACAATCTCGCTTTAGTGGCAAAACTGTCAGTCCTTTTATACAAGGAGTTAAGAATTTAAACTATATGCAAGTCATGGGTAACTTTGGTTCTGCAATAACCCAGCTTGGTGACCTTGCATATTCAATACACTTTAATGGATTTGATAATACATTCCGTAGCTTGTTTAATAAAAAAGAAAACTTTGATTTCGTTAAACACTTTAATCTTAAAGACCACAATATAGATTCTGCCACAAGCACGGATGGTTTAAGTAAAGCTCTTGATAAAGTATTTACAGTCGTAGGGTTAAAAAAGTTAGACCAACTTGCAAAGAATACTACGATGAATGCTTCATGGAGAAAGTATAAGGCACAAGCTAAGAGAGATGCGCCTGGATTGCGTGATGAGCTTACACCTGTGTTTGGTAGTGAGCGTGCTGGACAAATGGTTAAGGAGTTACAAGAAAGTAATCCGGCAAGTAAACAACTACCAAAAGCAGTTGAAGAATTAATATGGTATAAATTCTTGGATCTTAATCCTGCAACACTTGGTGAGATGCCCAAGTTCTACAATGAAAGTGGGAACATGCGTATCATGTACATGCTTAAAACTTTTACTATAAAACAATTTGATGTGGCTAGAGAAGCAGCAGGTGCAGACATTGCAAAAGCAAAAGAGTTGTATGCCCAAGGTAACAAGAAAGCTGCTGCACAATCCGCTGCAAAAGGAATGAAAAGTTTAATAGGATTAGCAACTGTCTTTGCTGCTGCCAATGCAGGTACGGACATGATTAAAGATACCTTGTATGGTAGACCAATAAAGCGTGATGAATTATTCGAAAACAACCTTTGGAAACTAATTGGTATCAATCGATACTTAGTAATGAAGGCACAACGAGACGGGCCTGCCAAGGCATTCCTTGAGGGATTGCTTCCACCAACAACAGCGTTTGATAGAGCAGCACAAGACATCAGTGCTATAGCTGGAGATAAAGAATACAAAGGTGCAATGCTACAAGGTACACCATTAGATATGGTCTATTGGAAATACCTCGGAGGACTTGACAAAATAAATAACTCCAACTAACCTAACATTTACAAAAGGGCCGTAGTAATCCCTTGAGTTAGTTGGCAGGAGTGCCAGCGCCAAAGCCACCCACGGGTGGCTTTTTTTGTGCCTCTAGGTCAGCAAGAGAAAAAGTTTACTAAAAAGTGTATATTCACTTGACTTGTTTATTTTTTTAAGCATTTATCGTCTTTATTGACAGAGAAAACTAGAGGAGCGAGTCAGTTCTTCCAGAAAGTGCATAATAAAAAACAATAAAATAAAATATGGATATTAAAACAAAAGGATTTGCAAATCGTGTAGATCAGTTACAAGTTGCATCGCATTTAACATATACCCCACGAATGAATAACATAACTCTAAATTATACCCCTGCACCCAAGCAGGTAATATTAATTAGTGAACTCTTGTATGCATACAAGAGTTGCGAGTCCACACTTTTCCGAGTTCCGAATTGGAACACTAAGGGAAATTGCATATCCAACTTTAGATATGTACTAAAGATCCTTGGCATGACTGAAGACATGGACACCCGGTATTTGGGTGGCAGGCATCCAAAGAGTGGCTTGGTAATCCCAAAGCATTACTTGCAAGTTAACCCGGAGGGGAGAGAGAGAATGCGCAGTGCGAAGTCCTTATTTTCTAAGGGCATGGTGGATTGGTATGACCAGCAAGGCATCGAGACATGCCACATGTCTAATTGGACAAGCTTGGTGGTAAAGTCCACACCAACACAAGCATTCGTTCCAACGAATGAAATTAACAATATCATTGCGGTATGCGAGGAGAAGAGGTTCGAGTATCCAGAGTTCTACAAGGCATACCTTCTTGCCTATGGACTTGGCTTGAGAAACTCAGAAATGAGGCGAGCGAAGTGGAGTGATTTATATCAGGACATGGATGGCAATTGTCTTATTAGAATCCATAAGCCTAAAAGCGGTGGCTTATTCCAGGACAGACCATGCGATCCACACTTTTGGAATAAGGTTATAGATTTACGCAACTTCCATGAAAAGATTTTACAAGCAAGCGAGAAGGTAATACGAGAAGGATTCTCACAATTTTTGAAAAAGGAATGCGGAGTAAAGGATCGACGTGCAGTTCACTTACTCCGCAAATACTGCGGTCATCGAGTGATGCGTGGTAATGATATATATAGCGCTAGTAAGGCACTAGGTCATAGCGATACGAAGATTACAGATCAGATATACTCTGGTCTACCTACGATACGAGCTACCAAAGTAGGGTAGTACAATTAACATTTGCCCATAACATAA